CCTTAGTCAACACATGTCTACCCTGGTCAACACATGTCTACTATAAGCAACACATAGGTACACATGTCTACTATAAGCAACACATACCTACACATAGATAGACACATAGATACACATGTCTGGCCATAGTTAACCTAAGTTGGCCAGATAGACCACAGTCCTTGGACACTAGTCACTAAGGATCTAGGACAAAGGACTAAGTGTTATCTAGTGATGACTGTAGTTATCTGCCTTAAGGTTGGTGCTTGTGTTGTATTACCACCTACTGACCTAAACTGATTGTCTATAGTCAACATGTGACCTGATGTGTTGTTCCTGAGTGGGCAGTGGAGGGACACTGTTGGTCCCACCCAGGAAGCAATTGGTTATTGTGGTGCTAATGATACTTGGGTTAGACATGGGTCTGTTGTCACTGGCTCTTACCTGCGCGGCGGCGTGACCCCATGTACTACTCTAATGGGTGGACACTTCTATTTATGGGTGTTTCTAGGGGTTATGTCCGTTGTATTTACTGTCGTAAAGGTATAACTATATGTCATTGATACAGTTGATTTTAGTTATCTATAGGAGGATAGTGCGCACTATTACGGTGCAACACCAGTTGTGGTGATGGAGGGACACCGTGTAATCTTAGCTACCTTGTTGTAGCGACACAGGATGCCGGTGCCCTCCATTGCCCATTCCTTACCTAATCCAAGTGCTTAAGTAATCGTTGTAAATACCACTCACACTTCAATAGGTCCTCCTTGGGACTGGAGTGCTTCTTGGATGCTCTCCATAAATACTTGAATGCTGCTCCTTTGCAGTACCCGGCGAACTCATGACCTAGGGCTGCTTCCATAGCATCAATACACTCGATGCCTCCTTCGGTCAGATAGTGTGACGGTGAGTTCACTGGGTCATCGATCCCTTGTCCTGGTCCACTGTCTCTACCTGGGAAACTGTAGCGGTCCAGGGCATGGTCTGGTGTTGGGCTGTTGGCTCGCTCCCAGTCTTGTTGTGTTGCCTTATGTGTAACACGGTCCCAGTCTTTGGGGGTGGTCATATTAATGCTCATAATCGTATCCTCAGTCCACATTCGGTACAGTGTTTAAACACATTCCTGCGGCTACCTGCGTCTACCAGGCAGCGACATTTGGGCGCCAGTTCCTCCAGGGAACACATCTGTATGTCGTAGGGTGCTTTGGGTTGTTGGGCTGTGCCATTAGCCCATCTCTTGTCTCTCTCAGTCAGCATCATTCGTCACACTCCTCACAGCCCATAGCATCCACCCATTCTTCTGGTGTAATACCTGAGATCAGGAACTCACGGTCATCTGGTGACAGCAGTGGCCATACGTTATGTGCCAGCTCACCACCTTCGTGTCTCTTGAGTTCTTCATAGGTGACATCGAGGTCCATCTGATTCAAGACCCCAGTAATTACTGATCGTTTATCTATGATCATCGTTATGGCTCCCACAGTTTGAGTTGTTGTTTGTCCTGGTCCCAGTCTTCCCACCTGAGTATCCTGGCGCAGCGTGATTGGACCAGGGCATATTCCCTAGTGAACCCGGCTACGCTGTATGCGTGGGCAACCTGCTCCCATGACGGGTGATTACCTAAAGCCCTCTCGGCAGTCTTTGGACCCATGCCAGGACAGCCTTTGTAGCCGTCCGTGGTGTCGCCCATGAGGCACTGCTTAAGGAACCAGGAGTCTGCTTCAGGTAATGACACATCGATTACCTCGTCCTTCATAGGGCGATACACAGTGCCTGGTACACCAAGGAGGTCCTTGTCATCACTCACCACCACCGTTGAATAACCGGGGGCTGACTGGAGTATTCCCATGATGTCATCGGCCTCCAAAGTATCCACGGTGATCGATGGCCAGTGTTCCATTGCCCAGGTCACCATGTGTGCATAACCTACTGGCTTTCTGACCTTCTTACGGTTGCTCTTGTAAGGCTCATACACCTCCTTTCTGAAGTTACTACCAGTGGTAAAACAGAGCAGTAGTTTCTCTCCATGCAGGCGGTCCTTGAAGCCCTCTAGGCGCTCTGTGAATGCCTTCTTAGCCTTCTTTAGGTCTGCCCTAAGCGACCATATGTCTGTGTCTATGTCCCAGCATATGGTCTCCTCTGCAGCCGCAGTGGCTTGGTATAAATAGAGGTCTGCATCGACCAGGATGTTCAGTTCTTCAGGACATAAGCTGTCTAATACGTTCATCTAGTTCCTCCTTAAAGTCTCTACCGTCTTCGTTTATTCCCCAGCGATCACCCCAGGTGTCTTGCTCTAGGGCCGTGGTGATTAATCCTTCTGATGCACAGATTGCAACGTGCATCGCTGATTCCCTGGCAAAGTTACTCTTGATCTTAAAAGGGCTACGCCAGGCTCTATCGAGGACAATCCAAATACATAGGATCTGGTCTAAGCTGTCCTCGAAGTTATCTCTGGGGTTAGTGGGTGTCAGACCAAGTTCTTCCCAGTTGATATTCTGCTCCGATGTCGATTTCGACTTTGAGAGCAATGCCTGCTTCTTTCGCCATTCTTCGAGTGATGTCACCGACATAATTTCCTTCCTCTTCGTTAGGGCAGGCGATCTGCACTTCGTCATGTATCCATCCCATGATGTATGCCTTACTGCCTACCTTGGTTAGTTCCTGGTCAATGAGCCTGACCCATTCCTTGCATATGATTGCGCCTGCTGACTGGAGCAGCTGACTGAGGCACCTGTGTTCACTTCTAACGCTCAAAGCACGGCCATCGAGGCCCTTGAGATAGCCACGTTTGTAGGCTCTTAGGAGCTCGCTCTTGAGTGATTTAAAGGCAGGTATTGATTGATCGAATGCTGCTTTTAGGCGCTTACCGTCTTTTGATTTACCACCAACAATAGAACCTATGAGACCATCTCCACCGCCATACAAGACGCTGTAGATAAATGTTTTGGCTAGGTCCCTAGTAGCTAGTCCTGCTGCATTCTGGTTATAGGTGTGGATGTCTCCCTCTAGTATCTGCTTGGCGTATTCACCCCCGTCATCGAGGTAATGCGCTAGGCACCTGAGTTCAATACCAGACAGATCCGACCCACAGATAATCCATCCCTTGGGTGCTGTGAATAGGTCACGACACTCACGGCCATAGGCTGACCTGGTGCTTGGTACCTGGGCTAGGTTAGGTGATCGGTGGCTGGCTCTACCTGACACGGTCCCACCAGGTATGATCCGGTGTCTGAGCTTCCCATCTAGGTCACACAGTTTGAGCCACGCTTGTTTACCTTCAGCCAGGGCAGCTATGCGCTTAGTGAATAGGAACATCATTGCCAGCTTCTTGGCTTCGGGGTACTCGAGCTTACTGAGGACCGCCTCGTCTACTTTGGCATCACCGCTATTAGTAAACTCCTTGGGCTTCCAACCGTATTTCTTTTGTAGGCAGTACTGAATGTGCTTACGGCTACTTGGGTTGAACTCCACGACCTTGACCTTGGTGAACGGCTCGTCTTTGATGTATCCCAGGGTCTTGTTGTCTCTTTTTGGAAGGAACTCAGTGTGTACTTCCCAAGGCTCAAACAGCACAGCCAGTTCACGTTCCAGGTCGGACCGTTTCTGTGCCAGGTCGGCATAGAGCGCACCAGCTGCTTCAGTGTCAAACGTCCAACCATTGTTACCAATGCGATCACACACCTCGGCCATTGAGTGCTCAAGATCAATTGAGCGTTGGCTGAAGATCCTGCCGTCTTCCATGAGCTTCTTGTAGAGCAAGTAGGTGACTGTTACATCCTGTTTGCAGTAGACCAGCATGTCATCATTGAGCTCCTCCCAGCCTCCGTCATAGTCACCTTTCATGGTGCCCATTCGTATGCCCCAAGACTTCAGTGAATGACGTCCCCAGAGGTTCCTAGGTAACACCTCACCAGCGTTTAACTTAGCTGAGTCCTCGGCTATCAGGTCAGCGTGGAATAGCTGAGAGAGGACTAGGGTGTCTGTGGCTTTGCCCTGGTAGGTCCACTCCGGGTACACCTTCTTGATGGCGTGGATATCGAATCCAAGGATGTTGTGACCAATGATTTCATCGGCTTTCGACAGTCTCTCAAGTTGCCCAGGTATGTCTTTACCGTGGTACACCTCGGCACCTTCGTTACTCTCAGTGTCCAAGATACCGATGCAGTGGATGGTGTCTAACTGGTCCAGTAGGCCGTTGGTCTCCAGGTCAAATATTAGTGACATGACGGCAACTCCATTTGAGGCGAGCTGCTAAGGGCACTAGGTACATAAGGCGTACGCTTTGACGTAAGGGTTCTGGTCCTAAAGAAACCGCTGCGATTAGGATGCTGTAGTTGATACATCCTGGCGTAATAGGCTCGGTGGTTGTTGTTCAGTTTGAAACCTAAATCATCTCTGGTCTCAATGTCCTGGAACCATCTAATGCGTTCAAATATTGAAGACACTGAATAGTTACTACGCCCAGCTTTTACTGCTGCATTGCAGTACTTCTTGAACAGCTCGTAAACGTGGGGGTTTGCCTGGTGAAACTCCAGGAAGTTCTCTTCATGATTTGTCATGATAAATATCCTCTCTATTTAAAATTTAGAATCCATATCAGAAATCTCTAACAAACGAGATTGGGATCGGTGGTACTTGAGTCGGCCAGCGAAACCTACTTGGCAAGTGAAACGATTCTTGAGCACAACGATTTCACGAGTGTCATCGCTTGGGTCCTCAGCGTTAACCTGGAGACCAATACACTGGTCTGCCAACTGAGCAATTGAGTGAGATCCTCTGAGCTGTGATAGCTCGACCTTGGCGCCTGCTTCGTGGCCAATGCCTTGGGGTCTCTTTAAGTGAGATACCAGGAACAGGGTGATACCTAGCTCCTGAACAGTGGTCCTGAGTTTGTGCATGATTAGGTCAATGAGTCTTCTCTCATCGGATACCTCACCAGTAAGACCTGAAACGAGGATGCTGATGTGGTCCAGGATGATGTGCTGGCACCCAGACGCTCGGACCATGTACTGAATCCGATTAACAACAACGTCTAGGCTTGAGCTACCGAAGTGATCCCACAGTTCAATGTCTGTATCTTTGAGTAGGTCATCATGGCTTTTCTCAATCTCTTCCCTGGTAGCAAGATCAGCCTGCTGCACAAAGTTAGTGTTCATGTGAACAGCAATTAGTCCCTGGACTGTCCGCTTGTTAGTCTCCTCAAGCATCAACATCCCAACCTTCTGACCAGACTGCTGTAACGCATATGCAATCTCAGTGACGAAGGTAGACTTACCTACACCACTACCTGCACATATAGTGACTAGGGTTGCAGGGCTTATGCCCTTGGTAATCTCATTTAACTTTTTGAAGGGGTAGGCAATAGTGGACAGCTCGTCTTTCTCACCAATGATGTCTCTGAGTGAACTGGCACTGACAATACCTTCAGGCTTCCACTCTTTGGCTCTCCAGATTGCATTGATGATTTCTTTTTCTAGGCCCTTCTTCAGACACTCATTGGCATCTTTCTCTGGAAGGGTGGCTATCTTGACTCGTCCTACTGGTAGAGCCTCGGCACAGTCCAATGCAGCTTTCTGACCAGCGTCATCCTGGTCGAACATCAAGACTATTTCCTCGAACTCAAGGAGGTAGTCCCAGGCTTTAATAAGGGCCTTCTTACCGCTTTGAGCACCTAAAGGTAGACCAACAGTAGGCCACTTATTACCTTGGACTTGGGACACGGTACAGGTGTCTATCTCGCCTTCGCAGATCACTATCTTGCGTCCACTGGTCCACAGGTGCTGACCAAATAGCTGCATGTCTTTGCCGTCACCAAGGATCTTAAAGTTCTTGTCGGCATCTCTAATTTTCTGGGCTGATACCTGGCCTGAGTCATTGCGGTAGTTAGCAATCTGTACCGGGCGTTTCCCATCAAAACCGATCTGGTAGTCAAACTTTCTACAGGTTTCTTCAGTTAGACCTCGGGCGGGTAATGCAGCATAAGTGCCTGGTAGTAGTCCTGAGTTTACTTTTGTCTGCGGTCTTACAGTGGTGCCATCAGCTGACTCATAATGCTCACAACCAAAACACCAGGTAGAGTCATCGGAGTACAGGGCGTTGTTATCTTTACTACCGCAGTTATCGCACGGCACATGTTTTATAAATGTGTTCTCGGTGGAACTCTGTGGAGCTTCCATTTATTTCCCCTCAAAAATTAATAAAAAAAGGCCACCCGATTAAGGGCAGCCTTTGGTGTACTGATTGTTAGATCCTGTTACTTAGGACACTCCATGCTTTTGCGGCAGTTGCGGGCACAACTCCGTTCCCCAAGAGCCTAATTCTGTCCACCCTGTCGGCACACCCATCAACCACTCGACCCAATCGGGGTTCAGGTGACCACTGATGGGGTTCTCTGTTGCGTAAACTGCTCTTGCCAGTTGATCGTTTCGCTTTCTCTCCGATCCATCTGGATTGATCGCAGTCTTTGCCATTCCTGGGCTGTCTTTCCAATCGTGCGCTGATGGTGTCGGATAAAGTCGAACATGGTGACACAGCATTAACTGCTGGTGTTGTTTGACCCTGTGTCTTAGATTTAACGTATCTGATCGATGTTCCGTTGTTCCAGGGGTTGGAAAGGTTTCTTGTGTCGGCCAAGTATTTACCGCCATCGACAGCGGAGTCCCTCCTTGCGCGTATTTCTTGGTCCTTGAGCTCGCGCTGTCCGTTGTTACTGTCGGCCAAAATGTAGACTCTTTTTCTCTGATGAGGTGCGCCGACTTCACGCGCTGAGAATATTCCCCACGCAACTTTGTAACCAAGGCTTTCCAAGTCTGCAATGACTTCTCTGAGTCCAAGGCTGATGTGTCCTTCGACGTTCTCGAAGAAGCAGCGAAAAGGTCTAATTGTTCGTATGTGGTCGTAGATGAATGGCCAGAGGTGTCTAGGGTCTTCTGTGCCTTTGCGCTTCCCTGCGGCGCTAAACGGCTGGCAAGGATAACCGCCAGTGAGCACGTCAACTCTGTCTCGAAAGCAGTGTGCTGGCAGGGTTTTAAGATCCGTCCAGATAGCTGCCGGAACCAGCTGTCCCGCTTCCATCTTTGCGACCAAGTTCGCAGCTGC